AATCCTTATCCGCCGTGTAGTACGTCTTCCCCTTAGTGGCGAAGCTGTGCACCCTAGCATACCCCCACGCTTGTGGAGAAGCACCCGGACGATGCCCGGTTCTCCACGCAGCGAGTCCCCTATTGTATATGGTCTTCACAGTCTTTAGAGGAATCTTAGTAGCCTTAGCAATTTCAGGGAGGGATTTTGCTCCCGGATACATCTTCCTAAATTTTTGGGTGTAGGAGGAGGTTTTTGTCTTTTGTCCTTTGTCTGTCTCGAATCCCTTGTAGTCACTCTTGAGCATCTTCTTATAGCGAGTCTCAACCCCCTTGAGAGTTGTAATTCCCCTGAAATACTTGAGGGGTGCATAGATCTTACCCTGTGTTTTACGCAACTCTTCAACCTTCTTGGTAATCCGAGCATCGCTGAGAGACATCTTACTTAGTACTAAGAATTCTTTTGAAATGTTCCATTAAGGTTTCTTCCACTATGTGAAATTCTGGTATAATTTTGAAATATATCTCCTCTATCGATGTACCATTCAACTTAACCGTGAGTAGGTAAAATAATAGAATTATAGAATTGAAAGATAAATCACCCATATTGAATAATGACCTACTTGGATCTTTTATAAAAGCAAGATACGCAAAGAAAAATTCGACCAACAATACAAATGCCTTTTTGGTCCAATGAAATTTATCCGGAAATTTACGTAGTACGATATAAAGGCAGAAAGTGATCGCTCCAATCATAGGTAATAGAGGTGAATAAGGATTTATACCATAATAGTATAATAACGATAACGTCCATAACCATCTACTGTAAATAAGACCTTCGTGTTTCATCTACTTTACACTGAGATGATTTATAGCCGTGGCAATATTCGGATATGTAATTTTACCAAATCGGACATAACCCGTACTGGGATTGTAGTAGCCCTTGTGGCCACCAAATAAAGCCCGATGATAATCAACCATATAAAAAATACAATATTATAATAGTCAGGGAAATGGGGCTTTCAATTATTATGGGAAATATGTTTTCAGGTAAAACATCAGAACTTATCCGCAGACTTAAGCGTCTAAAAGTGATAGGAAAGGATATCATGGTTATAAATTCTGCAAAAGATGTAAGGTCCCATGAAGAAGTTCTAAAAACACATGATAATGTAAAGTTCAATTGCCATAAAGTATTTGATTTGTTCGAAATTATTAATACACACGATTTCGATCAAGCTGATATCATAGCTATAGATGAAGCCCAATTTTTTCCACGGTTAAAAAAGTTTGTGGAGTGTTGTCTACATGTGAACAAGTCTGTGATACTCACAGGTCTAGATGGTGATGCATTTCAGAGAAAATGGGGGGAAATCCTAGACTGTATCCCACTCGCGGGTGACGTAACGAAACTTTCTGCCCTTTGTATGCATTGTAACGATGGTACATCGGGTCCGTTTACGAAACGTATTGTCGATGATACAACTCTCGAGCTCATCGGTGGAAGTGATATGTATATTGCTGTGTGTCACAATCATTTATAGTTTAAATACATTATCAGAAATATCACGTGCCAATCTACGAAACCACCCGAGTATCGTCACGGAATCGTTTTCGTATAGTGGTATAATGAGAGAAATACGGGTACATCCATTTTTCTGTTTAGATACAGAATGCTTCACTTCACTCCCGTTATATACAACACCTTGTCCAGCTTTACTCTCATTAATTTTTACTCGATCATTTCGATCTCTTGTCATTAAATGTGACGTGTTACCCTCACTGGTGAATATGTTACAGACGTATGTGTTTCGCATACCATTGGTAAAATTGTTATCAAAGTGCCAATCGATGTAATGTCCACTCTGATTATATAATCGTAAGAACCAACAATACTGCTCTTTTTCACAGTCAGCTGGTTTCGTTTTATTACTCCTGACAGAAGATACATATTCGTCTATGATATTGAATACATAAGGAAGTTTTTCCTTGATCGTAGACCTTTTGATTTTATATCCTTCCACTATAGCCGAAGTCGACTTATTACCATACTGTTGTGCGACATGTATAATGTCATTCACATACGGATTTAAAGTGTTAGATATCATCGAACAATCAACCTGTTGAAATTTCCCATTCTGTGCTGGCTTGAGATATCCATACCATAAATTCAAAAGAAATGGTATCAGTAGGATTATGAATATGATAATTGGTAATCTCATACAATATACTACTAAAATCTTTTTACATCAAGTATAAGTACAACTCTTTTACAGTTTCCAGTTTTAATAACTTCATGATATCTCGAATGATCGAATAAGAAATATTCACCCTCTCTATGAACATGTGCACCTTGCTCCGTATAAAGGGTACAATCACCGTCCCCTAATATTGTGATATGGTATCGTAGTAAATGATTTGTCTCAGCCCGATGTGGTGGTATGGTCATTGGACCTTCCACGACCGCGAACGATGCCGTCTCCTCATCAATACATGGTATTTGTTTGATAATACTTTTTAGTTTAGGGAAATTATCAAACTTATAACGGTAATAGTTATCATTCTTTTCGAACCATGGATCTATATCATGATACATTGTTTTCTTGAGAGTTTTAGAAACTTCTTCGAATTCTTTACGTATCTGCGAATAATGCATTTTAATCAAATGGAGTCCTTTAAAGTTCCAGGTGGAATAGTGTGGTGAATACAACAATAAGTCTATAATAGTGTTTTTCATTCCAATAAATGGACGTTTCCAATTATTGAAATACAACTTATCTATGGGTAATTTCATAAAATCATGGCAAACCAAAACAAATGGAATTATAGTCATGTACCACATTATTTTCTCAATATATAATAAATGCCAGCTTATACCCCAAAGACCTCTATGTACGCCCCCGCTCCCACCACTGAAACAAAGGAAATGAAGGATCGTTTCACGATGCCCGCAATTCCCCAGATGACCATCGTTCAGATGATTATCGCCGCTGTGATTGTCGCGTATGCGTTCACGGCTCGCAAGGTTAAGGGTGTCGTCGTCGGGTCATTGGCTCTCACCATCGCCCTCCTCCACATGTATGACCACCTCTATCGCGTTGAACGTGGTCCCGAAAAGCTCTTCCTCTTCCCAGGTGCCGAGAAGAAGGAACATTATTGCGCCTCGGGTGCATGTGGGTGCGGTAAGTAAAATATTGACACATATCAAGTATGCGTGTCAAAGTCATTCGTAGCCCTGATCCCAAAAAGAAGTTCAGGGCAATTTTAGAAAATGGTAAAACTGTTGATTTTGGTGCAAGAGGGTATTCAGACTACACCAAACACAAGACACCTTCGCGTATGAGATCATACATTTCACGTCATGGTGGTCAGATACCTAAACGAATTCTAGCAGAAAAAGATCCGAATACGATTCATAATATGATGTTAAATGTAAATCGGAGTGATAAAGAAGATTGGAAATTAAGCGGTATCAACGGGGCCGGTTTTTGGTCACGTTGGTATCTCTGGAGTTTTCCCGATGTTAAAGGTGTGAAAACGTTTATGAAAAAACGTTTTAATTTAAATCTCGTTTGAGAGATTCTATTTTTTTGAAAAATGTAATCATCGTCTCAAGGCGTTCGTAGAGTTCTTTACCCAAATAATTCTCTACGAATTCTTCAGTAATTTCATTATCATTTCTTCGCATATCAATTGCGTACTTTGATATAACCTCATATGCATCATCCATATTAGTTCCATCCCATCCCTCTAGAACTCTCTTGACGTCCTTCAATCGCATTACTTGAATACAACTATATTTTTTAAGCTTTACGCGTTAGCGGGCTTGTTGTTGTTGGGCTTCTTGTTACCGTTGTTGTTGGGCTTCTTGTTACCGTTGTTGTTGGGCTTCTTGTTACCGTTGTTGGCGGGCTTCGCGTTGTTGGCGGGCTTGTTGTTGCCATTGTTGGGCTTCGCGTTGTTGTTGCCGTTGTTGGGCTTCGCGTTGTTGGCGGGCTTGTTGTTGCCGTTGTTGGGCTTCGCGTTGTTGTTGGGCTTCGCGTTGTTGGCGGGCTTGTTGTTGCCGTTGTTGGGCTTCGCGTTGTTGTTGGGCTTGTTGTTGCCGTTGTTGGGCTTCGCGTTGTTGTTGGGCTTCGCGTTGTTGTTGGGCTTCGCGTTGTTGTTGGGCTTCGCGTTGTTGTTGGGCTTCGCGTTGTTGTTGGGCTTCGCG